TTGCCTTGTGTGGTGTCGTATGATTCTGTAGCAGTGTCATATGTACGCTGGCGTACTGAGAATCTGTCCACAAAGGTAGGATCCTGTATTCTTGGTCGATCGTATTCAAGATTGTTGATGTAAAAAGTCATTAGCGGAGTTGATGGCAAGGCACTGGCAGAGTTTTCTTGAATGATGGTCTGTGCATTGCGACTGGAATCACCATATCGCACAGGCACACGCAACAGGGTGGCCTTGTTTACGCCGTCAGTTTCGTTGCCGTACTCAATTTGGAACCCTGAAAAGATTCTGGTAAATTGCAGCAGGAACCTGCGTATTTGTGCGTCATAAAAAAATTGTTGCATGTTTATCTTGAATAAGGTGGTGGTGGGTTAGGTGGCAAGAAGCCGCCTTGGTCGCCATTGTCTGCTTTGGGTTTGAGAGCTTGACTCAAACTCTGACGCTGTGGTACAGCACCCAAGTCATTGGTATTGGTAGTGTATGTATTGTTCACAAAGCCCGAGCGTTGTGTTTGATTGGTTGCGGCATTGTCTAGTTGTGTTCGCACTTTTTCCTCAATCTTGATCCATGTTCTTCCGTTGTAGCGGAACAGTCTGTTGGGTTTGTAGTCCAGTCTCAAACAGTAATCACCACTTACTGCATTTGGAGGAAAGCTCACACCAGGTGTAACAGGCAGGCCGTTAGGAGCAAACCCATCACCAGTTAGATAGCCTGCTGTATAGCCATCTGCTCGTGGAGTAATATTCATACCACCCTGTGTGCCGTCCACTGTGGTGCCGTCTATTGTGCTCAAACTGGTTGGGTTGGCAGGTTGTCCATCGTCCAGTGTGGCCACAACATAAAACTTTTCAACATCGTAGCCACTGAGTGGAACTTCCACATTGGCCTGTGCAAGTATGTCATCATTGATCTGTTGATCTTTGGGTCTAGTGCTCTGCATGTCAGAGATTGTGGGCGGAGTATACTCAGTCCAATAACTAGTATCTGTAATTTCTGTGCCAGCAGGAACATTTCTAGTGGCTCGGTAATACACATCACCGTAATTCACAATACTGCCACCAGGATAGAAATCACCCGGATCCCAAATGTATTCAGACACAAATGGCTTGTCTAATATGCTGTTGTATTCTTGTGCATTGGTCAGTGGCGTGGCCTTGATACGCCACAAGTGCGGCAACCAAGTTTGGCTGAAGCCTTCTCCTGCAAAGTTGGCATCTTGGATCACATAGTATCTGGGCAGGGCCAAGGGCAAGGCAGCGTTTAAGGGGTTGTAATCTTTTAAATTTGGCACTTCAATAACATCACCGTTCATGAGCTTGCGACCAAATGTATCTATCATGTCGTTATAGTGAAAAGTCACAAACAAGGTATCTGAGTTCAAAAACAATCCAAATTGTGTTAGATCAAAGTCCACATCCTGCACACGATACACACCGCGCATGACATAGATATCTGGGTCATATACTCTGTCTCTGTTTTCCAGCAACAGCAAGTCTTGAATGTTTAGTGGGCTTTGTGTGTCGTAAATGGGCTGTGTGACGTCATAGTTGCCACTTAACGCAGAGTCCTCGCCCCCAGTTTGTGGGCCCAGGTATTTGTGAACATAGATATCCAGGCCGCCCACAGTATACATTTCACTGATGGTGCGGTCAAAAAATTGGTAGTCTCTTGTGCGATTTGGGCGGTATAAACTTAGGCGTGGCATAGTGTATATTTATGGGCAGGTTGACCAATAATTCCAAACCTGTTATACTTTGGGCATGAAAGTAGTTAAACTGGACCGTAGATTCCGCCAATTCAAACAGCATGGGCATGTGATTGCTGTGCGATGTGATAGTTGGCTGGGGGAAGGCACATCTTTTGAACAAATATGCAAGGCCAAACTGGGAGGTCGAGGTTACATGCCCGACAACGACTGGTATGCTTACTTTGGCAAAAACAACGGCCGCGCCAACCGCCCATTCTGGGTCTCCTTCCGCAGGGAATCAGATCTTACTTTAGTACTACTTTCAGCCCGCTTGACCAAATAATCCTAACGTGCTATAATACACACTTGTTCACTACAGGAGTCTGTATGCAAAAGGCAGCAAATTTTGTTGCAAAGTACTCTACTGCCAACAAGTCCAAAGCAGTCTTGCCCTATGACAAAATAAAAGCCACAGAAAAATGGCTGGAGTATAGTTTGGACATTGTGGACATGAATCGTATTTTGATGAAGTCAGACTTCAACACAAAATGGCAATTGATGGAGGCCCTTGATGTTGCAGAGCGCAAGAGAAAATACATGTACAACCACAAAAACTTTAATCTCAAACGTGCCATGCAATTGTTTGACCTCTGCCGAGATTTAACTACAAATAAGTAAGGACACATATGAGCACTACATTCAAAATTAAACTGCTAAACCCCCGCAGTGCCGACACCAACATCTTGGGCATGGAGCCTACTTGGCAAGTCCAACCCACTGAGTATCGTGCCAGCCGACTGAGCAAGGCATTCTCCTGGTACAACTATTTCTACGGCAAGAAAGATGCCCGGGACATGATTGTGAACTACTTGGAAGCGCATGACCGCCGGGCAGATGTGCGACTGCTCAAAGGCATTCCAGACTCAGCAATTCGACTGACCACAGGCTGGTTGTGCCGCATGAGCATGGTGGGGCTGGAACTGCATGACGCAGAACAACTCAAATTGCAAAATCAATTGAGAGAAATACTAGACAGCAAACAGAATGAAGTTGCGACTGAAGCGGTAGTAGAAGATGCCACACCAAGAATTACTATTCAAGACAGACTGCGCGAAAAAGCGTCAGAGTGCAACGGTGAACTGGATGGCATGTTTGACGAGTTCATGTTGAGCGGTGCCAAAATGACAGCGGACTTCAAGCCTGTCACAATCATGCGTGGGCTTAATGTAGCACCGCAAATGATCAGCCAAATTGCCGACAACTGGAAACGCAAACTCACCGAGTTTGAAACAGTGGCAGAGGGCAAGGACGCACAATTGGTAGAAGCCTACAGTTACCTTTCCAAAATACAACTGCGCAATGTGATCAAGTTTTGCGAAGCCGTTGTGAACGACTGCGGTGCTTATGTGCAAATCAAGAAGGTGGAACGCAAGCCACGCAAGGTCCGGGCAGTGCCACCAGAAAAGCGAGCAGCCAAGTTTAAAATGCAAGCAGAATTTGCAGAGCTCAAACTCAAGAGCCAGCCAGCCGCAAGCCTGGTGGACAAAACAGAAGCCTGGTTGTATGACAGCAAAAAACGCAAACTCATCCACCTTGTGGCAGACAGCCACACACAGGCATTCACTGTAAAGAACAACAGTATCATTGGGTTTTCAACTGTGGAAACAGTACAAAAGACTCTGCGCAAGCCAGCAGAACAGCTGAAGGGTATTGTGGGTGCAGGCAAGCCAGCCGCTCGCAAAGCATTCAAGGATATCAAAGCCACAGAAACTGCATGGAATGCCCGTGGCACAGAGAACTTGATCATCCTCAAGAGTTGGTAAATATAGGGACACGGAGTCCCTATGGCAGAACAGCAAGACACACTATCTCAACTCAAACAAAATCTCATTGAGTATGTACAGCTTCAACTGGGCAGTCAAATCATTGATTTGGAATTGGATCCAGCACACTACGAAGCCGCGTATGCCAAAACAATTGGCACTTACCGTCAACGGGCCAATAACGCCTACGAGGAAAGTTACAGTTTTTTCACCCTGGTCAAGGATGAAAACATCTACACACTGCCGCAAGAAGTGGTGAGTGTGCGACAGTGTTTCCGCAGAACATTTGGTGACTCAACTGGTCCGTTTGCATCGAACTTTGATCCGTTTGCACAAGCATCACTCAATGTGTACTTGATGAACTTTAACGTAGCCGGCGGTCTTGCCACTTACGACTTCTACAGTCAATACGTTGAGTTAGCTGCCAAGATGTTTGGCGGCTTTTTCAATTACACATTCAATCAGGTTACTAAAAAATTACAACTCATGCGTGATCCCAAAAACACTGGCGAAGCTGTGTTGATTTGGACTTACAATCTAAAACCTGAAATCAACTTGCTCAGTGACTATCAAATATCACAATGGATCCGTGACTACATGGTGGCCAACTGTAAAATGATCATCGGTGAAGCACGTGAAAAGTTTGGCACTATAGCTGGCCCACAAGGCGGCGGTACCTTAAATGGCGCTGCCATGAAAGCTGAAGCACAAACTCAAATGGACGGTTTACTTGAACAACTCAAAATGTATGTGGATGGTTCACAACCTCTTACTTGGGTAATTGGTTAATACATCGTAGACACACAGTCATAAATCTGTTATAATCATCAAATGGACGTGATGATTGATCTTGAGGGCTTGGGAACAGGCCCTGACACTACTATTCTTACCATTGCCGCACAGGCATTTGATCCGTTTGGCTCTGGCCACTACGAGCAATCATTCTACGCTAGAGTCACACTGGAAAGCCAAGAAACTCGTAGCATACAGCAAGGCACTATAGAGTGGTGGGCCACACAACCTGCGGTGGTGCGTGACGAAGCGTTTGCTGAGGAAGATCGCATACCTCTAGATCAAGCCTTAGACGGGCTAGGCAAACTGATTTGGCATGCCAAGCGTGTGTGGGCCCAGGGACCCACGTATGATATGAACATCCTGGAACATGCTTACAAGAGCTATAACAAACCCTTGCCTTGGCAATACTACATGGTGCGAGACAGCCGCACGGTGTTTAGTTTATGGCCTGAACAACCCATGCCTCCTACCACTCACCATG